GCCGAAGCTCGGGGTCAGCCAAAGCCGCCGCGATGGGATCGGGCGCGCCTTCCACCGGCCCCGCCATCAAGGCTTCGATGATTTCCTGCTGCGCGTCCCGCTGTGCCGCCTCGGCCTTGTCCGCACGCCCCATGTTGACGCTGCCGGCGAGCCCGTTTGCGACCCGAGCGAGCCCTTGCGTCCAGTGACCTACAGGCGAGTAGTCCGAGCCCTGCGCCATCTGCTGTGCTGCCAGACGGCGGCGAAGCGCGATGTCATCCATCGACATGCGCTTGCCACCGCGACCCCAGAGGAAGGGCTGCTGGCCGGGAAGAGGGGCTACCGTCATCAGTGCACCGCCGCGTAGTTGACCGTCCGAAGGCCGAACAGGGACGGCCCCGAAGCCTCGGGCTGCATCTCGTCCACTTCCTGCGCCATCGGGCCGAAGCGGGGCTCGGTTTCGCCCTTGTAGTTGTAGCGGTAGATCGGCAGACCGTCGTCGGTCTGGCCGACCCGCTCGATGTTCTCTTTCGCCCGTTCGTCCGACAGGCTGATCGGGTTGAACATCGATGTCGCCGCCCCCGCGAGCCCGAACAGGCCGCCCATCATGGCGTTATGGCTCGCCAGACGGTTCTGGTAGTCGGACTGGACGAGCCCGGCGTAATCCACGCCGCCGACCTGTGCCTGCGGGGTCGGCCCCGACATCGAAGCCGGGTTGGACACCTGCGAGCCCGTCAGAAGCGCGGAAAGCTCGTTAAGCGGTTGGTTGCGGGTCGCAAGGGCCTCGCCGAACGCTTGTCCGCGCCCGGTCAGCATAAGCTGATTGTAGGCGTCGTTCTTGCTCTCCCCGAGGCGGGACATCTCGCGGTTCCACGCCTCGGTTCCGGGGCGAATGCCGGAGTTGATGAGCTTGTCCCTGAGAGATGCTTCCTCGCGGGCAAAGCGCGGGTCGAGACGCTGCGCCCCGAGGTCGTAGGCCCAGTTCGCCGCGTCCTGGTTGTTGAACTCAAACGGGTCGGAAAGCGCCTGAGAGACACGATCCGACTGCTCGCTTGCGATGTTGGCGAGGTTGGTCTGCGCCTGCTGCGAGGCGTCGAAAATGGCCTGCTGCTCGGGCGTGAAGGTCGTTGTCTGGGTGAAACGCGGAACCTCGACCCAATTGCCCGTCGAATCCCGATAGCGGGTCGTTCCGCTCTGCTGGTAATTCACGGTGCCCCAAGGGTTCACCTGATTGACCATGTTGAGGTTCTGCTGCGCGACGGCGGTCGCCAGATTCATCTGGCTTTGCGCCTGCGCGGTCTGATACGGGTCCGGGGCCTTCGGCGCTTTCACCTAACGCTTCCTCGTCTTCGGGAAACGCGTGAAGGTGTTCAGCCGCGCTTATTCGGATGCAACCTTACCGAATTTCCATTCGTTCTTCAAGATGCCCACGACAATCGCATCCCGCCCCTCGCCGAACTGGTCGCGGAGCACGCCTTCCCGCTTCCCGCCGAACCTTTCCGCCAGCGTTGCCACCGCTTCCTGCTCGGTCGTGACCGTCATCCTGAGGCATCCAAGCTGGCCATAGACGTATTCACCGACCGCCCGAATGAAGCCTGGCGTCCACCCCGTCCCCGCGACCGTCACATGCACTGCCGGTCCCTCGAAACAGTGGAATATAACCCCCGCGACAATCTCCCCGTCCCTTTCGATCCCCATGCAGGTAAACGGCGGGCAGATGCTGAACCCGAGACGTTCCGAGACGAACCGGGCAACCCTTTCGTCGGTTGCGATCAAGAGGCCAGGCCCGCCGGGGTATGCAGTGTTTCCATGCTGATAAGCTCAAGATCGAGCGGCCCGATCGAGCCGCTGGTGATCTGGTAGCAGGGCGCAAGCGTATAGCCGACGCCACCCGCCGAGCGCCATTTCACGCCGATGACGGTAGGCGTGGCGGACGACCACACGCTCGCCCCCCAGACGCCCTCTCCCCACACGTTGGACGCGGTGATGGGCGTGGCATCGGGTGCGGCGGGAAGCGTAGTCACGTTGTAGTCGGTAAGAATGTCAACCCGATCCACAACATCGATATTGGCGCGGGTCTGCGCGCGGGCCATCGTCCCGACCTTCACCGACGCCGGGGAGCCGAGATCGCTGAACAGGGGAACGACAACCCCGCTATAGGCCGCGCCGTCGTCCAGTCCGCCGACATTGGCCTTGAACACCTTGCCTTCGGGCGAGCCGAAATAGAGCTGGCCCTGAAACACCGTCATGCACAGCGCCTGCCAGCCCCGGAACCGGGTCCAAGCTCCTGTTTCGGTATTCGAGACGAACATGACCGGCGAACTCGACCCCTGCAGATCGGGCGGGGCGACAATCGCCATTTTCTGCTCGGGCCAGATACCGGCGCGCCAGTTGCTCGTTCCGCGCTGCTGCACGGCCTCGGTCCAGGCATCCGCGATCTTGTAGGACACCGTCGCGACGTTGAGCGCGGTCACGTCCAGAGAGATGGCTTTCGACAGCGGGACCAGCCCCACGGTCGTTGCAATGGCCAAATCCCCGCCGCCGCGGACGAATGCATGTTTCCCGAGCGGCCTGCCGATGCGGTAAACGCCGACGAGCCGCCAGGTTTCGGCCTCGTCGGGGCTGAAGCCCTGATAGATCGCTACTTCGCCTTGGGTGGAGACGAAGATATTCTGGTCCGACAGGCCGCCTTCGCCGCCCGATTCCAGCGACCAGCGCTGGCCGAACAAGAGGGAGCCGCCGAGATCGAACACGCCGACGAGCGGGAACTCGGTCGCGGTTCCCCCGATGCTGTCAACGTCGAGATACCATGCCGAAAGCGCGTCCGTCTGCGCGAAATACAGCCGCTCGTTGTAGGCCCAGACATAGGACATGTCCGAACTGTCGAGAGTGCCGAAATCCACGCCGGGAACGGCCAGCTCGGCATCGCCCGCCGCGGTTGCCTCGCCGCTGTCACCGCCCGTCAGGCCCTCGTTATCGCGGAACGGGCCGCCCGAGAGATAGCTATCGGCCCCATCGGCCACCGCCGCCCCGCTATCGTCGCCGGTAATCACTTCGTCGTTCTGGAACGTGCCGACAAGGTCGATAAGGGTCAGCGTGCCGGAAGTCGCGTCGCCGTCAACGCTCTCGACAACCGCCGTGGCCCCGCTGTCCGCTCCGGTCACTGTCTCGCCCGGCGCGAAAGCCCCCGAGCCCCCGTCATAGGCCAGCTCCCATTTCATCGGAAGCTCGGTCACATCCGTCAGGTAAAGCACGCCCTCTCCGGGATCGCCGGGGACGTTTTTCCACACCGTTCCGTGAGCCCCGGACTCGTCCCCGACGACAATCTCACCCGCCTCAAACGCCGAAACCTCGGCATCGTAAGGAACGGCAGTCACGCCCCCCTTGACGTAGGGGAAAAACTCGCTCCCGTCGTAGATGAAGCCCGTATCGACGCCGTTGACGCCAACGAGGTAGGAGCCGCCCGTTGTCGTGAATTGCGCTACCGACCAGTCACCGCTGGTAAAGCCGCCGGCAACGTCCAGCCCCGTGGTCGAGAACCAACCGAACACGTCGCCGGTTTCGGTGCCCAGAACGTCCCCTTCGTCGTTTGCGGCGAGCAGCGCATCCTCATTGAACGGGACAGTGGTCAGGTCGTAAATCGTCGTCGCGTTGGCGCCGAACATCTTCTCGGTCGCGCCGTCTTTGTATGTGAACAGCGCGGTTACGTCTTCTTCAACGTCCTCAAGCGTGGCATAGCGCTGTTTTCCCCGGCGAAGGGCAACCCCGGTCGCGCGGGGAAAGAAGTTGTCCAGAACCTCTGCGCCCGGTCCTTCTATGGCGCCGGGAGAGGCAAGGGCGCGGTTCGATACCCAACCGGCAACGGGCGCGTCCCATTTGGTAGGAACCGCCTGCGCGGGTTTCGGTCGGGTCTGTCTGCGGGCATACATGGTCAATACGTCGCGGGTCCGAGGGTCCAAGGCCAGCTAGGATGGGTTCCGGCCAGCCAGCGCCGGGCCTTCCGCCGGATGATCTTCGAGCCGCCGTCTTTGGAAGCGTATTCGTCCAGCGCCTTGATAAAGGCTTCCTGATCGCCGCTCGCGTCGAGCTTCTTGTTCTCGCGCCAGCGCCAGACCAGCCCCAAGGTCAGCAGCCGCTCGGGCAGCAGGAATGTGTC